ATGTTTATGGCAACTACGAACCTCCCCGCCTTTATGATATTGTAGTAACTAATGTAGCTACAGGATTATATACTCCGGAATTACTAGAATGGTATAGTGAAGAAGATTGGAACAAGATGGATGACATGCTTGACCATTCTAAGGACGAGCAATATAGTTATGCCGCCATTGAACAATTGATTGAAAAATATCTAGTAAAGAATAGATCAACAAAACAAACATATGAAACACCTCAAGTTAGATACATGGTTGCAGCCGCTACTGTTTTTCATAGTGAAGAACCTAATAACGCACGTATGCGTTATATCAAAGAATATTATAACGCAGCCAGTGATGGGTTGTTTACTCTTGCTACTCCTGTGCTTGCAGGCTTGGGTACTCCAACAAAGCAATTTTCATCCTGTGTTCTTATTCGCTCCGACGACGATTTGGATAGTATTTTTGCTAGCGGAGAAATGATGGCAAAGTATGCTAGCAAACGTGCTGGCATTGGTTTAGAGATTGGCAGATTACGCCCATTAGGTAGTCCCATTCGTGGTGGTGAAATTATGCACACCGGCATGATTCCATTCTTAAAGAAATGGTTTGGCGACTTAAGAAGTTGCTCACAGGGAGGTATCAGAAATGCTAGTGCTACAGTATTTTATCCTATCTGGCATCATCAGTTTGATGATCTTATCGTTCTTAAAAATAACCAAGGTACTGATGAGACACGTGTTCGCTTCATGGACTATGGGGTTGTTCTTAGCGCATTCTTTTGGAGACGATTTAAAAACAAAGAACAAATAACATTCTTTGATCCAAATGAAGTGCCAGACTTATATCAAGCATTCTATAGTAATACTGAATTATTTGAAGAACTATATGTTAAATATGAAAAACGCAAAGATTTAAGAAAGAAAACAATGAGTGCTGAAGAAGTATTCAAGAGTGGCATTCTTAAAGAACGAACAGATACAGGGCGTATCTACTTAGTGTTCGTTGACAATGTTATGAATCAAGGACCATTTGATCCTGAATATCATACAATTTACCAGAGTAACTTATGCTGTGAAATTCTATTACCTACTAAATCTTTTAGGCGTTTGGATGATGCTGATGGGCGTATTGCACTTTGTACGCTTGGATCTATTAACTGGGGAGCGTTCCGTAATCCAGAAGATATGCGCCGCGCTTGTCGTATTCTTCATCGCAGTCTTAATAACATTCTTGATTATCAAGACTTTTTGTCCATCCAGTCAAAACTGTCAAATGATGAAATACGTCCATTGGGAATCGGTATTACTAACTTAGCTTATTGGCATGCTAAACGTTCATTGAAATACGGTGAAAAAGATGCACTACAAGAAGTTAAGTCATGGATGGAACACTTATCCTTCTACTTAACTGAAGCAAGTGTAGAACTAGCACAAGAACGAGGTAGATGTGAACATAGTGATAAAACACGTTACGGACAAGGAATATTCCCCTGGGAGTTACGTGCTAAAGGTGTTAACGAATTAGCTAACTTCACTCCTGAATTGAATTGGGAAGGATTACGTGCTATGATGCGTAGTTATGGTGTCCGTAATGCTACACAAATGGCAGTAGCTCCTGTAGAATCAAGTAGTGTAGTAATTAATAGTACAAATGGTATTGAAATGCCAATGAGTTTAATATCAGTAAAAGAAAGTAAAGCAGGTAGTTTTGTACAAGTTGTTCCCGAATATCATAAGTTGAAGAATAAATATCAATTGATGTGGGATCAAAAAGATTGTGATGGTTACTTAAAGACAGCGGCAGTAATTGCGGCTTACGTTGACCAATCCATCAGTACTAATACTTTTTACAATCCAGCACATTTCCCTGAACGTAAAGTCCCAACAACATTGATTGCTAAGAACTTGATGAACTTTTGGTATTGGGGCGGAAAAACCCTATACTATTCACTCATAAATAAAGCAGGTAGTAAGAGCCAAGATGAAACTGTATTAGATTTGCCAAGCGGCTTTAATGATATGGATGAAGAAGATTGCGAAGCTTGTAAGCTTTAAGGAAAAACAATGTCAAAACAACAATACAACTTAAACACTAAAACAGATTATTTGAATAGAAAAATGTTTTTGGACCCGGAAGGTCCCGTAACCATTCAAAGGTTTGAGGAAATAAAATATAAAAAGATTGCCGACTTTGAAGCCACTGCCCGTGGTTTCTTCTGGGTACCGGAAGAAATTTCACTAACTAAAGATGCCAATGATTTCAAAGATGCAAGCGATGCGGTTAAGCATATCTTTACTAGTAATCTATTACGACAAACCGCATTAGATAGTTTACAGGGTAGAGGTCCAACTCAAGTGTTTACTCCGGTAGTATCCTTACCTGAACTAGAAGCATTGATGTTTAATTGGGGATTTTTTGAATCAAATATTCATAGTCGTAGCTACAGTCATATTATTCGTAATATCTATTCCGTTCCAAAAGATGTATTCAATACTATACATGATACAAAAGAGATTGTAGATATGGCGAGTAGTGTTGGAAGATACTATGACGAGTTACATCAAGTTAATTGCCGTAAAGAGTTGGGCATAGATGTAAATGAAAAAGAACACATCAAAGCAATTTACATGGCATTACATGCTAGTTACGCATTAGAAGCATTTAGATTTATGGTATCATTCGCTACTAGTTTAGCAATGGTTGAGAACAAAATCTTTATTGGTAATGGCAACATTATCAGTTTAATTCTACAAGATGAATTGTTACATAAAGGCTGGACCGGTTATATTATTAATCAAGTAGTTAAAGAAGATAGTCGTTTCGCACAAGTTAAATCTGAATGTGAAGTTGAAGTTTATCAGCTTTACCTAGATGTGATTCGTGAAGAAAAAGATTGGGCCGATTACTTGTTTAAGATGGGTCCAGTTATTGGATTAAATGCAACAGTATTAAAAGACTTTGTAGATTATACTGCTGTGGGCGCATTAAAAGAAATTGGTATACGATATAATAGTCCAGCGCCAAAGAGTACACCTATTCCGTGGTTTAATAAACATAGTGATACTAGTAAAAAACAATCAGCACTACAAGAAACTGAATCAACAAATTACGTTATTGGGATTATGAGCGAATCATTAGACTATGACGACTTACCAAATATTTAAGGAGAATAATAATGAAAGCAACTGTCTGGAGTAAATATCACTGTCCCTACTGTGACCAAGCAAAGGCATTGTTGGGTCAACGAGATATACCGTTTGAAGAAAAGAAAATCGGAGACGGATATACTAAAGAGGAACTACTAGAAGCAATCCCATCAGCAAGAACAGTACCGCAAATTATAATTGATGGACAATTAATAGGTGGATTTAATGAACTTAAACAATTTTTAACAAAGGCAGCGTAATGCAAATACCAATACATCCAAATACAGTGTACACATTTAAGCTTAATTCCGGTGAGGAATTAATTGCAAAAGTAATTCAAGCAGGTTCAGAGTTTATTCAGATTGAAGAACCGGTATCTATTGCACCATCACAACAGGGTATGCAAATGATTCCTAGCGTTTTCACTGCAAATCCGAAGGGTGAATTTAGACTAAATACTAATAACATATCATTGTATGCAGAGACCGATGATAATATCAAGGACAAGTATCTAGAGGCCACAACCGGCATTAAGGTACCTAGTAAGAAAATCGTATTGGGATAAAATGGCAAAGTTAAGTCGTGTGGGTGATGCAAATCAAGAAGGCGGTACTATAATACGTGGTGCCGATACCGTGTTTGCTAATGGAATTAAAGTTGGATTACATGTTAGTCAGATTACCCCACACGCTCCTTGGGCTAAAAAACCTCATCCACCACACAAAAATGCATCAACCACTGATGGTAGTCCTACTGTATTTTGTGAAGGTGTGCCAGTACTTAGAGTAGGGTCAGGCAACAGTTGCGGTCATAGTATCGTACAAGGTAGTCCTGATGTTTTTGTCCCATGAGTGATACAGGAAAACAAAGTCCCTTAGGTGTTAACACATTAAGTTCATTATTACAAAATATTGGATTTAACGTTAACCCTATTATGATAGACTTTACTGGTTCTAGTACTAGTAATACATCTGCTACAGAATTAGGTAAAATAGTTAATGATACTTGTTTACGATTACTTACATATGCTATCAATGATGCTTATGCTAGGGGTGCTCCTGGATGGGCTACTAATATTAATAGTACAACCTATAATAACTTAATATCAATCGGTGCTAATACTATACCTGCATTAGGCAATAGTCCACCATCAACATTTAATTGGACTGGTTATCCTAATTGGGCTAGCAACTACACCTACACAAATGAAGTAACACGTTGGGGTTATGTACGATTGTTTGCATTGCAAGGTTATAACGAATTTAATTACAATAGTGGACTATCAGCCGATAGCGGAGCATATAAAGATTTCTTATCTGGTTTTATGTCATCTTATAGTTTTATTGAATCTAGCAATGATGCTATATTAGCCGTAAACAATTCACAAGAATTTTTAGATGGTACATATAGCAATATGGACGATTTAATGACGGGTGATATTACCGGTGTTAGTATAGCAACTACTATATTTGGGCAAGATTTGCTTGCTACTGGTAAAGTCATAAATTTACAAAATATTGCTACATTTGGTTTGCCTAGTAATTTATTATCTACCTTACAAAAAAACAATGCAATTACTAAATCAGTAAGTCTTGCGTTGATTGCAAGTAATATAACGGTAACAGAATTAGAACAGATATTA